TTCAAACCAAGAAACACAGTGGAAACTAAGCAATCTCCAATCTTGTCATTTTTGATGATGCGCTCGTCCTTGTCGAACCAGGACGACCATTCCTTGAGCGTCGCAGGCACGATTTTTCGGCCGTCCAGAACGAAATACTTCATCGTGCGGCTTCGACGTCTTCGCGCATCTCGCACAGCTTCTCAGCATCTGCGATGAGCATCTTCATGATTTCCGGATAGGCTTTTGCGCGCGCCTCCCGCGTTGGGAACATGGCCGCCACGACCGATGACATCAGCTCTTGGACGGCCATAGATGCAATCATCCATTTCAGGCGGTTTGGCCTGTCGTCGTCTTCCACGCGACGAAAGATGTTAGAACCCATCTCAATGCGAAGAGCCTTAACCTCTTCGCCGTATTTTTTGTAAAAGTCTGCCATGTTGTTTGGAATGTCATCCACGACCACGCCCTCCGTTAATGGACACGACGGCCGACATTGTCGTCGGCGTTGGGGACTTGAATTGGCGTCACGGTGGCGCCGCACGCGTTAGAGAAGATTTCGAGGTGGGCGCGGATCGCGCCGACGCGCAACTCCTCGGGCATAGACGTGACCAACGTGCCGCTCAGGGCAGCCAGCGCCGTCAAGATGTCGCCGGTCGGGAAATGACTGGGCTTGCCATCGACCTCACCGTAGTAGGCGCCGATGGTCTCGCGCAAATGCGTTGCGAGCTTCGCCGCGCGCTCACGAAATTCGTTCTCTTCTTTGATGCTCATGTTGCCCTTCCTGCTGTTGGTGAACGCGGGTGGAATCGAACCACCGACCCCAGAATTAAAAGTTCCGTGCTCTACCTCTGAGCTACGCGTCCAGTTAAACGCACACGCTAACGCATATTAGCGAAGATGGGTTAGCGCGCTAGCGGTTTCAAGCGCCCAAAAAATTTAAACGGCCCCTCGTGCTGCGCGCACAGCGGCATCGATCGCGTCGTCCATAATCTCTTCTGCCGATTTTGGAGCCGCCACAGGGGGCGTCGCGACTAAAGCGTTGGGCCCTAAGATTTTGCCAGGAGCGTACGTTCGTAGCGCCAGCTCCCCTAGCATCGTGTCAAAATTTCTGCTCACTCGTCGTGTGCCATCAGAAAGCACTTCAACGTACGTGTTGGCCAAAGGATCGTGATACCACGTGACCACACGTGGCTCCTGTTGCTCGATAGCGCTGCGCACCCAGGTGCTTGTTCCGTTCAACAAATACGAAGCCATCTATGCCTCCTGCTGCAACTACTGTTGCTTGTGCCATGTTGCGTAGGCGTCATCATAACCCTGCCGCATGGCCTGCGCGGCCATAGCAGGCGGCACCTGCCCGGTTAGGGTGCCCATTCCAGGCATCGCGACAGTCCTGATGCTTTCGCTCATGGCCAACGCCGCGTAGATCGCGGCGCGCGTGGAAAGAAAGCAAGCAAGTTGTGTCGTCGGTCCTGGCGTCCGCATCGTCGGGGCCGCTATCACGAAGTTGGACATGGTCGAGTCTTGCACGGGCACCACGATAGCGTTGCCAACGAGAAGTTCTCCGAAGGGCTGCAACGCAACCTGCTGACGGATATCCATGTGCATCTCGTTGCCCAGCACGCGCACGAGGTGAGCGTCGATGCCGCCTGTCATGTAGCCAAAACTGTTGGCCGGGCTGACTACGGCATCAACAGGGCTGCGAAAAATGTCTCCATGCTCGATCTCCACGTCGACGACGTCGGCAAATGACGTCCGCCACGCTTCACAAAGATCCGCATTGATGTCGCGAAGGAATAATCTCATGTGTTCCGCGCAAGCCAGAGAGCGGCAGCCCACGTGCACACCGATAGCTCGACAGTGTCCGCGCAATCGTTTGCGAGCAGCTTGTCCTTGAGCTTCATGATGGCGCTCCAATCCGCAGTGATCGTGCCGTTCTTGCGCATTTCAAAAATCACCTTGCCGGCCCAATACAACGCCAGCGGCGTGTCGGCCACCTCCGGCTTCGTGCTAGTCGCGGCGAATTGCACTTGCCCTGCGGTGATGCTGAACGATGTCGGCATTTTTGTTCTCCTGCTTTCTTTTTCTAAGTTCATAGTTTGCTAGTTGAGATGGCGTGACGCCCACGCGAAAGGCGGCCTTAGCTTTTGAAATGCCCTCCGCTTCAGCCAACTCTAAAGCCTGCTGATAGAGGTGGGCTTTGCGGCTTAGACTTGTGTCCAGGCCTTTCTCGCGCAACGCTTTGGCGACTGTGTCTGCTGAGAAACCGGACACCTGAGCGATGCGCCCGATACTCAAACCTCTCTGAAACATCTGCACCCAGCGCGCGTGATCCTGCGCCGTCGCAAACTTTTTCCGCGCTTCAGCTCCATCTCGTCTGCGTGCCCAATACGAGACGAAGTTCTGTCTGACCCCAAGTTCGGCCGCCAGTGCCTTGTACTCAATGTCGGGCTGCTCAGCGAGGCGTGCCCAAATGACTTCAATCAATGGTTTAATTTTGGACACGAGCTTCTCTTTTCGGTGCCCATCGAAACCCATCTTCCTAGCCCACATTGATACAGTGGACCTCGCTAAGTTATGGCGTTGCGCCAACTCAGCGTGCGACACCATCGGGTCGTCTAAAAGACTCCGACGAATGGCCTCCTTCGCTTCCGCAAATTGCTTCTTCTTCTCGTGGTCATGCATCATTTTTCTCCCAATTGCCGCAGTCGCTTGAGTAGCGCTGGCTGTACCTGCGTGTATGGACGATCCAGTTTTTGGGCAATCGATTGGCAGGTATACCCCTCCCTCCATAACGTGACCGCAGTTTGCAGGTCTTCTTCGCTCATCGGCCTTGCCCGGCTGCTTCGCGTCCACACCATGTCTGGGCTTCTGATTGCTTCAACGTACGCTTTGACCACATCCGCCGGCATATCCATCAGTTGCGCTATCCGCTGTGATTTGTAGCCGCGGTGCGCAAGCGCATAGATGCGGCGCGCCAGCGTGAGCCGCTCCGGCTCTGCCAAGAGAAATTCTCTGGTCACGGCGACGGGTTCTTTTTTGCGCCTGCGCAGGCGAGGCAATTGCATCTCGCGCCGGATACGGCTGACCATGTTCATCGGCAAATCGAACTCGCGCGCAAGGTCGCTTGTGCGCCGCTCGGGATCGTTCCGAAGAGCGGCACGCACGCGGTTGCTTTTGGAGTCAGCGTTTTGCCATCTATTTTGGGCCGCTTGTTTTCGCACAGCTCTAAACTTCTCTTTGTTTTTGGCGACCTGCGGCTTGATCCGCACGTCTTGCCAGATCAGGTCATGCCAACGTCGCTGCGCAGCAAGGCGCGCAATCTCTTCTTTGCGTTCAACGCTGAGCCCAAGCCTGCTTGGCGAACCCGCTGGCGCGGCAACACGCGCTGCGACGGCCTTGATGTGCTCCTGGCACAGCTCGCAAGCATCTGGGTCAAGATGGTGGCGGCAGGTCTTCATTTCAGATCAGCACAAAAATCGGCTGCCCAAGGTTGGGTTGTCCGCATTTGGAAAGATCGACCATGTCGTACGCTCCTGCTGCTACGAAGCAGTTTTGCAATTCGGCGCGTGATCTGCTGATCACGCCGACGTCTCGTTGCGCCTGATGGCGCGTCTCTCTGAATTGCAAATGCGGCTTAGTGCTTGCGAGCTTTCGGCTTAATGGCAATCTTGGCTGTGTAGCCAGATTTTTGCGCAAGCATTTGAAGCGTAAACTCTACAGCGGCTTCCCGTTTCTGCGGATCGGGGTGATCCGACAGAACATCCGAAGCCATCTTCACAGCAGAGGCAATGACGTCCATGCTGTCTATACGCCTGCCGTCAAAATGGTCACGAATGACCGCGTTGAACTTTTCATCGAGATCTGTGTCGGTTGGTAGAAAATCCCTTGTTTCACTCATGGCGGCCCATCTTTCTTTTGCGGTATTCGGCAAGCGTAATGATGCGACCCAATTTGCCGCTCTCTACCGACAGCGCCATCGCCTCTGCCTCTGTCGGCGGCTTCGTGGTTGCAATCGGCCCAAATACAGGATGCGCACAACGATACAGCTTCTCGACGCGCGCTCGGACGTCATCGGAGTAATAGCCCGCAAAGTAACCAAGGTTCTCTTTGATCGTCTCGATGGCCTCGTCGCGCCGCATGTTGGCGTTTTCTACAATACACTCCTGCACAAGCTGCTCGAACATCCGGTCCGCGGCATCCTGGTCCTCGACCGCGATGGCCTGCTCAAATTTCGAGATGCTCATTTGCCCTTCTCCAGCATTTGCCGCCACTGTGCCACCATAGCGGCGTCGTCTTCACGGATCTGCCGGGCAACATCGTCCGCCGGGACGCGATACCGTATGATCAGATCTTCTGCAGAGATTGCCGAGAAGCTAAAGCGTGCCTCGCGAAGAGCCTTCCGGACTACGCGTGGCAGACGGTCGTAGGCTTCCATGCCCGCTCTTGGGTCGGACTTCATCCGATACCCTCCTACCGCGACTGTGTTCAACATACTGGAACCCCTGCTTTGTCAGTGTGTACATGGTCCGGCACCTCGTATTGCCCGCGAAGGGCCGGGAATGGCGATTAAGGTAGCCGTTGATAGCCAGCGACTCCAGGCGCTGCTTGACCTTTTCCGCAGATAAGCGCAAGCGCTTCGCCAATTCGGACGGCGTCGGCGGCCGACGCAATTCGTCCTGCATTTGCAAGAATGCCGGCAGCATCCAGTACGATTTGTAGTCGCTCATATGGTCCCCTGTTAAACGCGCGTGCTAATGGTACTTAGCGACAAGACGCTAGAACGGATCGATATGGTCGATGAACGTAAAATTGTTCTCGTCGTAGCCGCCGTGGTTTTGCTGGCCGCTGTACTCGTCGCGTGACCACTGCAATTCGACGTACGTTTTCCGTGTGTCGAAGTCGCTTAGCCGGTAGCCCAGCACGCGTGCAATAGCACCCTCACGAGCCGACATCGTGCTCGTGCCTGATGTCAGCATCACGTAGTCGTAGGCGTCAAACCGACCCCGCAGGCCCGGCGTAACAGCCTTCCGTATGCGTTGCACATAGGCGCGCTCTTGAGGAGTTTGTGGCTCCACAAAATTGCGTACGCGCGCCAGGATCTCCTTTCCGGGGATCACGGCAGACGTGGGGTTGATCTCGTAGGCAATCTCGGCAGCCAGGGCCGCCCAACGGGGGTCGGTCATGGCTCAACTCCTGCAATCGCGTGGGCCGCGCGCACGAGGCTGCGGGCCAGAAACTCGCGCTCGTAGGTGCGGATGACCTCGCTCCAGCGCTCATTGCGCGTGAGGTAGCCGGGCCCTAGCGGGTTCGGCTTGAAGCGGTTGGCGTCGGCCTGCTGGCCTGCGTACGCGCGCTTCAGGTGCTGCGCGAGGGTGTCATCGGACAGAAAGTGGAGTGGGGTAGGTTGCACAGGCTTGCCCTCCTGCTGAGATGGAGGCGGGGCCGAAGCCCCGCCGATTGTCAGGCTTTGCAAAACACCGGACGCGGATCGCGCCAGCGCTCGGGAACAGACAGACGCTGCCATTCACGGTCGGCGACGTCGTCACCGTAAATGGCGCGAACGCTGTTCAGGTAATTGTGCTCGGCTTCGATGCGCGCATCGTTTGCCAGCCACCGTACGTTGCACTCGCGCTCCACGCGACCAAGATCCTCGCCAGCAACACGCTGCGCGCGGAACTGATGACCGGTAAGACGGCGCAGACGCACGATGTGATGAATGACATCGCGGCGCGTGCCCTTGCCGTAGTAGACGGCCGGGGACGCTTCGCCTGCTGTAAACTGGTAGACTTTGAGTTCTTCGGCTTCCATTGGCTTGCCCTCCAATGTGTGAGTGATGTCGCACCCTACCTGCGTCGGGCGTGTATGTCAAGCGTCATACGGACTATCTGGTATTTTCTGAATTGGCGAACGCGGCTGGGCTCGAACCAGCGACCCCGGGATTAGAAGGCCCGTGCTCTATCCGACTGAGCTACGCGTCCGTGTTGGGCTCTGGCTGCCATTCCGAGCAGACCGCCATGTCGAGAACGATTAATGGTCGATCGATGTCGGGGCCTACGTCGGGATGCATGCAAGCGAGCTTGCCTCTGGCGCGCCGCTTGGTGGCTGGGTCTCGTTTCCAAATCCCTGGTTCCCACCAGCGCGTGCGCACGCGGTCTCCCTTGTATTCGACGGTCGCCTTGAAGCGGCACGTGCCGCAGCGCTTCTCGACCGGCGGTGTCTCGTGAAAGTCGTCCATTTTAATCCTCCAAGTTGTCACCACCATTGTGGATACCTGAGATCTGGTCCGTATTCCTCGGTCAAAAGCTCGTCGCATAGCTCTTCGTAATGCTGCGGGTTGGCCTCGCGCCAATCAGCGAGGGTCATGCATTCATCGCAGACGCACTCGTCATTCGCGAGCACGTGGTAATCGTCAGGCCAGACTTCGTCCGCGCCGCAGCGTTCGCAGTCATTGATCCATCCTGCAATGAGTGCGGCCTTGTTTCTGCCGGTGGTCTCCAGCTTGTCGTCGAGAGACCTGACGCGATGACCCTCCGGGTGACGGCAATCGTCGCAGGTCTCGTCGGTGTCTGGATCGCATTCGCAATAATCGCCATTGACGCTGCGCCACTCTGCTACGGCGTCCTTCAACGTCGGCGCACGCGTAAGAATCCAGTCTCGGCCTTCCTCTGTGCCCACCGCCCAGACTGGGTCAAGCGCAACGGGCGTCATCGGCGCGGGTGCCGCGACGGTAGGCACGAGCGGCGCAACTGCCACTGCTGCAGTGCCCATAAGAAATTGCCTGCGGTCCATTTTACTCCTCCGGGTTGTTCAACAACCACTCTGCGGCGACGATGTCGTCCCGCGCGACCTCGCGCCAGTTCGCGTCGGGGCAATACTTCGCGGCAAACACCAGCCGCCGCAGTGCGGCCTCAAGAGCCGCAACGCGGTTGATCATGCGCTCCTCGGGCTCCGTTGCGATCCGGTGCGCGTCGCCGTCTTTCACGGTGTGCTGCATGCTCGCCTCCTAAACGTGTTTGCTAATAGCAATTAGCGGCGCTTGGTTAGTTTGATCTGATCTGCTGCTCTGGGCGCTCGCAATCAACTAAGACGGTTGCGACAGCGTCTGCGGAAAACCGAATGATCACTTGGCGTAGGCCGTCAAAAGCAATTAAGCGATACATGCCGTCTTCATCGACCTTAAACAATTGGACGCAGGCGCCTGACATCTCGTTGACCATATATAGAAACCCTACGACGTCGTCGTTCGTCTCAACACTGATTGCGGTCATTTCATTACCTCCAGTTCGTACTCGACCAGCTTGATCAGCCGTGCTGCGGCGCGCCGCTCGCGGAGCATCCGCAATAGACGTCGCCGCCGCCACCGCCGGATCATTACTTAAGCCTCGAACCCTGCGCGCGGCGCGAGCCCGCAATAGCCATGGCGAGGCTCGTCCTGCGTAACCCACCTCCACGCCATGCACCCAGATCCGACGCAGCACGAATTGACTGTGTACGAGGCCATTTCGGTGGGCTCAGCCTCGTTTGAGTGAAAAACTTGAACTTTGTGCCCTTGCGCTGCCATCTGCAGGCGGACGGCGATCAGCATCATCGGGGGGCCGCAGCACTGTTTGTTCCGGGCCTGCGCTTCGGTGGTGTACATCTGCCTCTCCTGTTGTCTTCCGTTGGTTGCTGCGGGCTAGACCACTCGCTTCCCACCCCGGCTTGCGGCGCCCGCCCGTGGTCAGACGATCCCGCGCGAAGCGCGACACCTCCCACAAGCAAGCCCCGCTCACGGGCCATAGCCTTGTCCGTCTGCCGCAGCAATTCTAAACACGCCCGCTAAGGGGAGTTAGCGACAAAACGTTAGTGCTGGCGAGCCGCCGTACAAAGGCTCATGGCTCCTCGCAACTGATGCGGTTGGCCTTAAAGTCGATCACCAGCTTGAAGCCAGCCTTTAAGCACGCGTTGGCGTCCTTGGGGATCGGGCCGGTCACGGAAGGCGGGTAGCCCTCCGTCACCCGCGTGAATGCGATGCCTCCAATCGCGCCCGCGAAACCCCAGACCAAGGCGAGCGCGAAGATCGTCTTGCCGCTCATGACGCGTCGACCTCCCCGTCATAGCGATCGAACCGCCAGCTCTCGACTACGAATTCGACCCACTGGCCGGACGCCAGACACATTACGACCATGTCGGACTCGGAATACGTGTCGTCGCTCTTGTCGGGAAAATTGGCTCCAACGTTCGTGACAATAGCGACCTCGGTTTCGGGCTCCGGATAGCGGTAGCGCGCGACGTTCCGGCGCTGCATGACCAGATCCCCAGGCTTGAACGGATTGAAGCGGAGCCGCTCCTCGCGAATGTCCAGAAGGTTGCGCGCTTGAATCGAGAGCGGCTGTTTGGAACTGCTTTCTTCGCCTTTCAAACGCGCCACCATGTGTCGAATGATGTCTTCCTGCTGCATCGTTCTCTCCTGCAAAATGAAGGTGGGCGCCTGTTGCCCACCTTCTGTCAACGGTTAGGCCTGCGCTGCCTTTCGGGCTTCCATTTCAGCCTTGCTCGGGCGCCCACGTTTCTTGCCAGCTTTCTCCGGCTTCACCGCTTTAGCCTTCTTCGGCTGAACCGCAGACTTGGGTGCTGACCGCGGCGGCAGGCCCGTCGAAAACTCGACATCATCCTTCATCGCGTGAACTGACTCGTCGTCGTGGCCGTTGACTGCGCGCTCGACACCGGCACGGTTCACCCACTCGTGCACCTGCTCCTTCGAGACCGTCAGGACGCCTACGACGCCGCCATCGAGCGTCTTGGCAATCATTTCAACCAAGCGATGTCGGAACACAGGCGTAATGACCGAGCCCGCGGCACGTGCCTCGACCTCCAAGATCTGCACCAACATTTCAGCTTTCGTCAGGCCTTCGGTCGGCTTCCAAGTGCTCATCTGTTTTCCTTCGTTCCTTCGGTTAGTAAAACAACGCAGTAATGACGTGCGGGACCATCAGCGCCGCAACGAACGCGGCCACGATGTCCAGCGTGCGTTCGCACAAGTCGCCAAACGCCGGGTTGGTCGCGCGCTGCGCGATCATCCCGTCCGCGTCGATGTAGAATTCGTGGCCGGCGGGTCGTTTGAGGGGGCGCTGGATTTCCAAGATCCGCCGGATCTTTCCGAACTCTGCTCGATATCCAAGATCGTGCTCTACAACTTCACCCCAAAGTTCGACCTCTCCGACGACGACGGTCGTGTAGAGATTGGGTGTCCCAATGTATGCGCGAGCCTGCTCAAGCGTCTTCCAAGCATGGACGCCGGCCAGTCCGTAGTCGGAAACGGATTGTCCCCCCAACTGGCATGCGCTCATCTCTCCGTTCAACCAAAGGGCATCCGTATGCATGGCCTCGTACAAAACTTGACCATTGATCAGACGGACTATCCAGGCGCGATACGCTATGATCTCGCCAGCGCGGATTTCCCGCGCAAGCGGGGGGCGGTCTAACGGGTCTGAGTAATGCTGCAATCCGACTTTTGATTGCAGCATTAGTTGTTGGTAAGCAAATTGTGCGCGCTGCAGTTGAACCAGTTGATGGTTGACTGCCTGCGCGTTCAGCCAATGCTGTTGGACAGGGTTGATGCCGTAGGTGTTGCCGAGATTGGCTGAGAGGCCTGCGCTGGTTGGCACTGCGTGCCACGTACCGGCTCCTGCGTACCCTCCGGCAGCGAGTGTTTGGTGGGCACCACGGTGATGCGCTTGAGCGCGCGACCGATCATCATAAATTGCTCTCCTGATCTTGCGGAACCTGCTCATTTGAACCACCCTTCGACGACGTCCGCGATTTCGGCGAAGGTGTGCTTGTGATATCCGCGCGCGCCGTCGTTCCGGCGATATACGTCGCGCTCCTGATCCAACGTCAGGCCCGCAAGCTGGGCCACGTCACCCCAATGACGGCGCCTGCCAGCCTCGTCCGGCGGGCAAATCTCAGAAAGCAACTGCAACGCGCAGACTTGCTTGTCGTCTGTGTGCTCCATCCATACGCACTGCCGGTGGCCCTGGCGGCGCAGCTCGGTGAGCCACGCCAGCCGCACGAGTTCGACTTTGTCGAGTGTCTTGGTCATTGCCCTGCTCCTGCTTTCTAAGTTTTTGCCGCTAACAGTCATTAGCGTGCGTGGTTAGTCAGTTCGGCTCAGTGCCGAAGATTTTTAGGGCTGCCTCACGGTGCGCCAACCACGCGCGCCGATCCCTGGCGTCCTGCTCCCAGCCGTTGCGCAGAACCATTGTGTTGGCAGCATCGCGCCACAGCATGGCGCCGTCCTTCGTGACCTGTACGAGGGTCCGGCCGCTGCATCCAATGTCGTACGTATCGTCGGCAGCCAGCAAAAGCTCGAAATTCATTTCGTCGGTGAACGTCTTCACGGGCATCAGGCTGCCAGCGCGCACGATAGCAGGCGCAGCAAGAAACCCGGCAACTCCCATTAGAAACCCGCGGCGGTTCATTCCTCGCCCCTCATCTCAAAACAATCGACGCCAGTCTGATGTTCGAAAGTCAGCAACCCAAACCGAGGGGCGCCGCGCTTAGCGCATACCCCATAGTCTGCGCCAATCCCGCCATCCAACGGGATGAAGTGCACGCACCCGCAGGAGCAATCCGGGTAGTCCCGGCCGTCCGCCCAACGCTCGACGCTGCCGCCGTAGTCCGTGTAGTCGGTCGGCAGTATGCGCAGCGCCTCAAAAAGGAGGTCGGCAAGATTTGGCGTCATGTAAGGTCTCCTGCCGATCCAGAATTAATCTGCCGGCCAAAGACAAATCGCGACCGGCCCCTTGCCGACGTCCTCTTCCGTGTAGCCCGCGGCGCGCGCCTCGTCCGTCAGTTCGCCAAGCAAGAAGCTTTCGTCCTCGCTTTCCCAGCGCCCCGTTCCGATGTCGTCGATAAGTTGGAAGCCGTTGCCCTCAGAGTCTCGCGCAAGGATCACCAGCGCCTCTTGCGGCAAATCTTTCAGGGCGTCGATCAGTTCTGCGACGGTCATGTCCTGCTCCTACTTTGGTGGCCATCGCCACTTCGGGTGCGCTAGTTGCATCAGCTTCCGCATGGCGCCTGAAAACTGCGGCGCGCTCGCACCCTGCTCCCAGTTCTCAATCGATCTCGTCGAGACGCCCAGGTAATCGGCCGCCTCCTTTTGCGTGTAGCCCACGAAGCTCCGCCACGCCCTGATCTCGTCAGGAGTGACGGTCTCAACCTGCATTGCCTTGGGTCTAAGGCGCTTTTTCTTCATGAGGCATAGTTGTGCATCCCCGTCGTGGGGCGTCAAGTTGCTTGATATACTTATGAGATCTTATTTAGCGCATCCCTTGCCTGGGGACAAGGGGATGGAGTCGTTGTTACTAACAGCGCTCGCTAAGGATAATTAGCACGCACACGATAACGATACCCCAAAACAGCCTTTATCGTTGTAGATCAACGGCATAAAATTTAGCCGCTAGCGCCTTATATTTTCGCCACGCTAGCAGCCACGGCGCGTTCGCACGCAGCCGATCTCGCAGTTTCCCACAGAAATGACCCACCAAACGTTAGGCCGCCTCGTCGCAGCGCTAGCGCAGGAAACCCCTATAAACATTGCATCTGCGACGACGACATGCAACTAACTCATTCTTTTTATTAGATTTTCCGCGTTTTCCTTGTTGCCAAAAGCAAAATCTTCGCGTAGGATGTTCCTATCATCCAGTTGCTCCCTCTCTCCAAGTGCTGAAGGCCACCTCGCCCGGGTGGCCTTCTTTTTTGGAGGCATGCCTTCAGCCGCCGAGATCAGAACCCGCACACAAACCGCGCCTGCGAACCCAGGCCACTTGGCGGACGCCACGATCTCGGCGGCTGAAACCATGGGGGCAACGCAACCATCGAGGAGCCACCGCATGCCATTGGGTCTGATCTGGCGACAGCAGTTGTCTAAAGGGATGCGCCTCGAAGACATCGCTGCTAAATGGCCAGACATGACCGTGGATGAAATCGCGCGCATCGTTGAGGTTGCAACGCGCCGCTCGCGCCAACCACCAAATCACGGTAGATGATCGGTAAGTGCGGGCGTTCAAAAATGGGCGCCAGATGGCTGCACAACTCGACGCCGACATGGAGCGCGACATCGACGGCGTACTCTCGGCGGCGCATGACATGCTGGAAAGCGTGCGCTGGTTTTGGGAGACCCGAGGAGAAATCCCTCACCACATGCTTGTAGGTGTCGAGGCCATGCAGGACGACATGATCCGTCTGCTGGCTCTCTTCGAGGATGGTGCCTACTACGGTTTAGCGCCACCCAACGTCACGCATAAGATGCGGACTTATGAGCAAGACGCATCCGAAATTCTTGAGTTTCACGGGAAGCTGGTTTCCTAAACATGCCTGCATTGAAAAACAGCCAACACGAGCGCTTTGTTTTAGAGCTGCTTGCGGGGGCCACTCAGACCGACGCCTACATCGCTGCCGGCTACAAGGTAAAGAATGCCGGAGCAGCGGCCGCCGCGGCGTCAAGATTGTTAAAGCAACCCGAAATTTCGGAGCGGCTGGAGGAATTAAAGAAGTCTGCGGAAAAGGCCGCAATTGACGACACAAGCCTCACGTTGGCAGAGCATATGACCATGTTAAGGGTGTTAAGGGACGAGGCTCGCGCGGAAGGCAAGCTTCAGGCGGCGATTGCTGCGGAAGTGAAGCGCGGCGAGCTTCGGCGCTTCTACATCAAGCAGATTGAAACCGGCGCCCCAGGCGATTTCTCAGAGCTATCGGACGAGGAGCTTGAGCAGGAGCTAGAGGCGGCTTGGAAAGCAAGAGAGCAAGCGAGGCATTAATGGACATCTACGACATCAGGCGCTGGGCAATTGAGCAGACGCGCGAAACGTATGCCATGGGAGATCTCAAGACGTGGTCAAGAAATGCTGAATGCATGGCGCGCTATGTAATGCGCGGCCTTGAGGAGGAGCCGCCCGTTGCAAGTGGTCCGTCCGTTATCTATCCCATGCGGGTGTCGTCTCTTGCGGAAGCACGCCGTGCTGTGTCGGATGCTCATGCTGGTCAAATTGTGGCAGAGCGTCTTTTGACAGTAGATGACCTAAAAAAATGGATAGATCAGGCGCACCCAGACCAGCGCGAAATCAAGTTCGATAAAATGAATCTTGTCATGTCGATGCGCGAGATTGGTTTCGCAGTTCGACACAAACCCGACGACGTAGACGCGGCCACTGATGCCTTGCTTCGTCACGCGCAGTCTTGGTTAGATGGTTTCTTTCTGGCTGCCCACGGTCGCGTTGTCTATTGGCGAACGCCTCTTGAAGTTGACGTCATCCAACACAACCGCGTCGTCGAATACAAAGACGATGGGCCGGACTATGATCCTTTGACTGACAGAAAATGCGTCATGGACCGCTCTATGAACGCCGTTAAATGCTACATGCGCGTGGGCGTAGGGAGGGCATCATGACCCAGATCTCAACCCAGATGGCGACGGCAATTGCCAGCGCTTGGCTTAACGAGGTGCCGTTACACACCATCTCGGAGACGGCCAAGTTGGACTACGTCACGGTAATGGATTTGGTGCGCGGAATGCGTCTTCCAGACAGACACCCGACAACGCGCAAAGTCTACGAGGGTCGCAGCTTTGTAGATTAGGCGCGCCTCATTTGTCGGGTTCGAGGCCAGCGATTTCGCGCGCTGTTCTGGGCAGGTATCCGCCCATGCCTGCAACCCACAAAATTTCGTCTTTGGTCGCTTCTTCAATCGAGCGAAAAGCGCGCGTGCCGACCTCTCGGATGGCGCGTTGCTCGGCCTCGTTGTATTCGTCGGTGCGATAGTCTTTGATTGCCATTCCGTAATCGGTGCGGACAGTCCAAAGCGTGGTCATGGTCGGGGCCTTTCCTATACGGTCTTGTAATCAAGAGCGCGTTGCAACTTTTGGAGTGCTGCGAGCAGCATGGTTTGATCGTTCTCATGAGCGGCGATAACCATCTGTGCCGCCGACAACACGTGCCCGATGCGAGCGCGACCTGCACGGCATCCATGGCACGTGCCGCATGACCGCTGGCTGTGCAAAGGGTGGCCGCACGTCGTAATTGGATCAAGTGACCCGTCTCGCTTGCGTCCATTCTCGTCAACGTACGGCATCGGTCGGGCCTTTATTGTTGCTCGGGAATGGGCATCCATCCCGCAGGTTCTTCTATCGTCGGAGAGTGGTCGCTAAAGCCCTCGCCGTCGATAGTGTAGCCCGGCGCCATCGTCATGCGCCGAAAGCTCGAAACAAACGCACCAAATTTCGGATGCCAGAACATCGCAACGGCGTTGTCACCAACTTTGCCCCAAAAGCGAGTGCCGTCTTTGGGCGCTGTGTCCATGTCCTGCCACATCGGTCGGGCCTTCCTTATCGGTTCTTCGCGCGCATGCGCACGGTGTCGTGCTCCGCCCTATTGCGGAAATTCTTTGCCAAGGCTTCGTACGCCTCAATCATCTCCGGCGTGGCTTCGTTCTCAGTCAGCCGGAACGACCAGAACCAGAGGTACGAGGCTAGCAGCCACTTCAGCTCTTTCCAGACTGACATGCGCATGGCGGGCCTTTCCTATCGGTTGATGACGACGACAAATCCGGTCGGACCAATCCAGCGGATTGCCCACTTCTCAGCAGCCTCTGCCGTTTCGAAAACGTCATGCGTTAGGAACCGCTTCATTGCGCTGTCTTTGATGCGGTAAGTCATGTCGGTTCACTCTTGGATTGAATCTCGTCAAGAATTCGCGAAAGCACTGGCCCTGCCCCTTCCCAGTCTTTGATTGTGCCGGGTAGCACGAGGACACATTTTTTCCCGAGGTAGATGCCAACCCGCCTTTGATCAACCATGTCTACTTCGTACTTCATGGCGGGGGCCTCACTTGTGGATTTCGATCTCGTGGCGCTCTGCCACTTGCAACAGCTTGCGATAGGCGCGGTCTGCTGCCGTGCCGACGCGGGATGAATACGTGTCGTCGCCCTCGATGTCGCCCAGCCCGAGATGCGCCACGAGCGCCAAGGCACGAAGCTCTGCGCGGGTCAGGCTGACGGATACGTGCTGGCTTTTCATCCTTCGGGCCTCTGTTTTAGTTGATTGTCACGCCGTCGCGGCCAAGGCCGGGACCGTAGATAATGGCGGGATGCGCCGCGCGATTGTCGAGTTCTTCAAGCACGCGGTATGCCGTCTCGCGCGCAGCTTCTTCCGTCTTATGCCAGCGACGATAGCGGACGTTAACGCCGCCCCAGAACGTGAGTTCGAACTTGCCGCTGCGGTTCGGATGGTTGGTCATTGTCTTGTCTCCGCCCCTGATGTCCCGCGAGGCGCCGGTTGTCGTTATTGTCAGGCCCTGTAACAAACCGCTAGCGCTTTGTCAACCACGTCGGTTGACGCCCCCGGCAAAATTGCGTACGACTTTTTGTTGATTGAGGAGATTGGTGGGGATGACGAAAAAAATCGAGATGACCATTGTAGACGTACGGGCGGCGCTGGCGAAGATGTGCCAGGAAGCCGGTGGTCAGCGTGCGTTTGCTTTGCAACGCGGACTTACGGCGCAGCACGTCAATTCGGTGCTGCGTGGGATCAAAGCGCCGGGCCCGCAGTTGTGCCGTGCGATGGGGATACGCGACGCCGGCCGCCGTTGGGTCAAAGCGTGAGGAGCATTCGAATTGCTGCGGCAGACGGACAAGGCTAAGGCCCGTGAGAAAGTACGGTGACGTGTGGGAGCTTCGGCGTCTAACCACGCAGCCAGAAATCAAACCGGGGTGGGAAGCGAGTGGTCTAGTCCGCAGCAACCAATATGAGAGGAGGCCAGGGTGCCGATAAAGCCAGAGAACCGGGCGCGCTACCCGAAGGAGTGGAAGGCGATCAGCCTCCGCATTCGTGAGCGTGCGGGCAACCGTTGCGAAGGCGCTCCAGGCATCTACGAGGACTGCCGCGCCGAGAACGGCAAACCGCATCCGGTGACTGGCTCGCGCGTGATCCTGACCGTCGCGCACCTCGACCACGTGCCTGAGAACGTCAGCGATGAGAACCTGAAGGCGTTGTGTCAGCGCTGCCATCTCACCTACGACGCACAGCATCATTCGCGGAACGCGCAGGCAACCATGCGCGCGAAGAAAGCAACCGGCGATCTATTCGCCAATGAACAGTAACGGAGCCCGTCGCGCAGACTTGTAATGGTGCGGCAGCGAACACTCGCAACGATACAGGAAGGGAGCCCTTGTCGGTCTGCGCTGTGACACGGTGAAAGTCTGCCTGCCGTAGGACGTGAGCATCTATCTCACGGATCGCTTTGTGGGGTTCAAGGCAGGCCCCACCAGCGCAGTCCCACAGGGGCTGCAGGATTGAACAGAGGAGCATATGACATGCAGGGCCTAGGCGAACGCTGGCGCGATGCGCTTGAGGACGATACAGACGACCTTACGCAGGGCGAACAATGGGCATGGCGGGTGGTCTGGATGGTCGCAACAATCCTGGCCTCCATCTGGTTTGCTGGCGTCGTGAAGTGAGGAGCGACAAATGGCAACGTGCACGAATTGCAATGATCAGGGCTGGGTATGTGAAAATCACCGGGACGTTCCCTGGGACGACGGCAACGCCACTTGTTGCGCCAAGGCAGGCTCAAAGTGGGGTTGCGGCGCTGGCGCGCCTTGTCGGAAGTGCAACGCAAGCGAAGGTCCGGACGATCCGCCGCGCATGCCACCCGGGTTTGTAGAGCACCCGGCGACGACGCATTGAGGAGCAGCAGCATGGCGTGTTGGCTTTGCAAGCAAGTGTGCGACCACATCAGTGGCGTCACTATCGCTTGCAAAGCCGTGAACTAGGAGCATGGCCATGGACAGCTACGATTGCCCTCAATGCGGAGAGCCGACGCCGGAACTTCACGAGGGCTACTGCGAGGATTGCTGCATCGAGAACCAGCGGTGCCTGGATCAGCACAACGCCGAGTACGACCGCTGGCAGCGCATGACCGACGCGCAGCGCGACGCCGCGATCATGGCTGCCGCCAATCGATAGAGACGGAGGCTACATGCAAGTCGAAGATCAGGAATTGAAATCGTGGGTGGTCCGCTCGGACGTTGGCGTCAAGCCTGCGTGGCTGAAGCAGGATCACATCGTCGGCGCGAAGCCGATCTTTGATGTGACCGAAGTCGAGACCGAGGCGCACCACTTCGCAGACTTCGATCATGCGCAGATCGCCGCCGACATCTGGTCCGACTTCCCCGGCGTCTGGCGCGTCGAGCGCGTGCTGTAGCCTGCAAACCCGATAACGAGGAGCGCCGATGGTCATTCATATGCTGATGCCGACGCGGACATGCGAGCACGGCGCACAGCCCGACGATTGGTGCGGCATGTGCAATGGCTATCCGTACATCTACAGGTGGGACCGATGCGGCAAGAAGGACTGGCCTTGCAAGGTCACGGCGCGCGGCAAAATGAATAGCTGCCGCGTTGAGTTCTCGGACGGGAAGAAGATGATCACCAGCCGCAACGCGGTTCGGAAGTGGAAGCTGCGAGACGCAAGGTAAGGAGCACCTGATGCGCTACCGCATCGAGATATTCTGGAGCGACGAGGACGAGGGCTGGATTGCCGTCGCCCCGGACGTACGCGGCGCAAGCTGCATCGCGGACACGCCAGAGCAAGCTGCGGCCAGTATTCAGGTTGTGATCAAGGCTGGCTTGGAACTTCACGCGCAGGCGGGCAACCCGGCTCCAACGCCGTCGCTGCACCCTTCGCAAATCCGATAGCAGGGAGCGACCATGCTGAACGCGCCGAATGGGCATGTGCAGATCTGCAACCGCGCAGTGGCCCCGCATCGCATGCCTGATGGCTACGACCTCTATCGCGACGAGGACGGGTGCTATTGGTGGCACCATCAGCCGACCGATCGTGAGGGGCCGATGCATCATGATCGATGGTGGGTGCTATGCGATGCGTTGGCGGATGAGATCAGGCAGACAAAGTAAAGGAGGCCGGTGTGTCCGACGCAAAGTTCTTTGAGGCTTCGCGCAAACAGCGCGCCATCGATGATGCCGACGCGGCGCAGAAGATCGTCTCGCGCCTGATGGCATGGGACAACGACAACATGCTGAAGGAGGCTGCGGCCGATTTGCTGCGCGAGCGGTGGCGCCACATCTACGAACTTGAGCAAGCGCTGCACAAGATCAATGCGCTGATCGACAGCCCCGCTCGGTTCAATCCTGAGGTGCAGGCGGTGCTGGATAGCGTGATCGACACCAGCGATACGAAGTTCGCCAATCAGAAATAACGGAGGCCCTATGGACAGCGAGGCCGATGAAAGCCGCTACGGCGAACTCGACTACGAGGGCGCTATGTCTGACTGCCATGCGGCGGTTGATGAACTGGCGAAGTGTGCCCTCCGCAACGACGATGGACGCGCTGCGTGGTGGCTGTGCGCCAACTATCCCCAGCGCGTGAACAGCTACCCTCGCGACGCTCGCGACAAGCTTGCGGCTAAGGCGTCATGGCACGGCGAGCCGCCGCAAGGATGGAATTCGTGGGTGTCGTGGTTGCGCCGACCGGAAGTCGCTGCCGATCACGAGATTTGCCTCAAGTGGTGAACAAAGCAGGCGCTCTGAAGTAGGGTTTTGCTATGGACCGCCACGGTGTTGTTGCCCGCATCCTTCCTCACGGCACCGTCTTGATCGTGGACAAAGGTGTTGCGCGCTGCTTCCCTGCTTACGATGTCACCATCGACATCGTTGTGGGTGATTGCGTGACGTTCGGCATCACAGATGGATGTGCGGTTCGGTTGCGCCGAATAACCTGATTGCAAAGCTTGAACTGTTTGCATGGATGTGCCATCCGCAATTCATGTTTGACAGACGCGCCGCAAACGAACGCTTGGCCAAATTGCTGCTTGAGAAGCAGCTTAGAGAAGACCGCGCGCTTCAATCAAACCCCAACGGCGGCCTGATCGAATTCGTCAGGTACTTTTGGCCGGTTCTGGAGCCCGTCGACCCCTTTGTAGAGGGGTGGCCTCTGGAGTGCATGTGCGCTCACCTCGAAGCAATAACGCGTGGCGAACTGATTGAACTTGGCGGCAAGGTAAGGCCGTTCAACCGCTTCCTTGCAAACGTTCCCCCCGGCTTCATGAAAAGCCTTCTGGTCAACGTGTTTTGGCCGGCGTGGGAGTGGGGCCCGATGGGGTTGCCGCATCTGCGTTACGTGGCTTTCTCATACGCCGCCGAGTTGACAGAACGCGACAACGCCAAATTCCGCGACCTGATCACAAGTCGCTCCTATCAAGAAATGTGGGGGCACGTGTTTAAAGTGATCGGCGACGGCAAGGTGCGCATCACCAACGACAAGACCGGTTTCAAGTTTGCTTCGAGCTTCGGCGGCGTCGGCACGGGTGAGCGCGGGCATCGGGTATTGTTCGACGACCCACATAAGTTGAAGGGCACGCAAGAGACGGACGAGGCGCGACAAGCCGTCGTAAACTGGGTCCTAGAAGGCATGCAGAACCGCTTGAACGACCTGTCACGCGACGTGATCGTCACCATCATGCAGCGTGTGCACGAGAACGATGTATCGGGGGCGATTCAAAAGAAGCTGGCCGACGAATACTGTTGTCTGCTGATCCCTATGGAATACGAACCCGGGCGGCACTTCTCCAACTACACCGGATGGAACAACGGCCAAGATCCGCGCGTCTATGAGAAGGAGCTTGCGTGGCCTGACCGATACCCAGCGCAGGCGCTGGCAAGTTTCCGGCGCAATCAATACCTTTGGTCAGGACAGTACCAACAGAACCCAATTCCGCGCGGTGGCGGCCTCTTCAAGGAACATTGGTGGCAGCCGTTCGAGGTGCCAAAATCGGGGTCATTCGAGTGGCCCGGCGGCAGACCGCTATTCACCGTCGCGTCGCTGGATACTGCGTTCAAAGAGAAGGAGGAGAACGACTACTCCGCGTTGACGGTGTGGGGAGCCTACGACGACCCGAAGACAGGCAATCGGCGCATCATGCTGATGGATGCATGGAAGAAGAAGCTGCCCCTGCACGGCGACCGGGTGCAGCGCAAGACGGGCGAAGATGAGCGCACGTACATGCGACGCGCGGCACCCAAGTGGGGGCTGGTTGAGTGGGTAGAGTTCACATGCAGTCGCCGCGGCGTCGAGGTGCTACTGATCGAAGACAGCGCCCGCGGCCACGACGTCAACAACGAGCTGCGGCGCATCTATACGTCTAAGCCATGGTCAGTCGACATGATCCCGGCCCGCGGCGACAAGTGGGTGCGAGCGCAGGCCGCGCTCCCTGTGTTTACCGACGAGATGGTCTACGCGCCTGGGCAATGGCACTGCAACGCACATGGGGCCGCTCACTGCGACGTGCCCAACTGCGCGTTGTCGGGGTCTGAGTGGCGGTGGAGAGACTGGGTCTACGAGGTGATCGAGCAGCTAGAGACATTCCCTCGCGGCACCCACGATGACTTGGTCGACTCGGTCACACAAGCTCTGACCTATCTACGCCGCCGACAGATTGCGATCCGTAGAGAGGAGCGCGAGGCGATTGAAGAGGATTTGGCGCGCTACAAGAAGCCTCTGAAGCCCCTCTATTGAGGCACCCGAAAGCCGCAGCGCTCGGTCACGGCAAATGGAAAACCTAATTAGCCTTGACGCCCTATAGGTTTTGCGTCAGCCAATTGAGACACCTCCCGACAGTTCTGTTGCGTATGAGTTTGCAATCGGGTTGCAACCGCAACGGAGCCTCAAGTGGCAGACGAAAACCTCACCCTTGCCCCCGTCGACATCGTCGGCATCGTTCAGCGCCAACTGCGCGACCTCGCAGCCTACTGCGACCGCCCCGCGGAGCAGGTAGATCCCCAAGTCTTGCTTGGGTACATGGGCCGCATCGCAGAGTTTGTGCAGCGCCTGCCTATGCCTGCTGGCGCCATGGCTTCGCCCGACACCGCTGCCGAAGGCGCCCGCGCCAACTGACCTGCTCGTGCGGGCCTGATCTTAGGGCGCCACCGCAGGACGGGGCGCCCTTTCCTTTAGGGGATCGACATGGCGAAGAAGCCGACAAAGAAGCGCAAGGCTGGTGGTGGTGGCGTCCTCGGTGCCCCAGAGATTGCCCCAGAGTATGACGTATTCATCGGCGCGGATGGCGAGATGCCAGAGCAGGCTGACGCCTCGCAGGCCATCGAGATCCAGCTTGAAGACGGATCCGTTGAGATCGACCTCGACCCGCAGCCCGAGCCAGACAAAGACAGCAAGTTCGGCGACAACCTCGCGGAGAAGCTTAGCTCCGATATCTTGGGCAACATCGCCATGACGTTGCTTGATGCTATCGAGGAGGACATCGCAGACCGCGCTGAATGGCTTCAACAACGCGCCGATGGCCTTGAGCTTCTGGGTCTCAAGATTGAGAAGTCTGGTGGCTCTGTCGGCTCCGCTGGCGCCGCCGTGACGGGCCAGATCATGGTCCGCGACCCTATCCTGTCCGAGGCAATCGACCGCTTCCAGGCTAACGCCTACGCCGAGCTGTGCCCGAGCAACGGCCCCGTGAAGGCCGTCAACTATGGCCCGCAGACCGACGAATACGACAAGCTGGCGAAGGACTTCGCGAAGGACTTCAACTTCTATCTGGCGTCGGGTGCGCAAGGCACCGCGACCGAATACTACCCTGACACCCGGCAGATGCTGTGGTGGGTAGGCTACGCGAGCGGCATGTTCAAGAAGGTGTATCGCTGCCCTATTCGAAACCGGCCGGTCAGCGAGAGCGTCGACGGCGAATACCTGATCATTCCGTCTAACGTGTCAGATCTCAACAACGCGGGGCGCATCACGCACGAGATCCGCATGCGGCAGTCGATCATGAAGCGCATGCAGATCGAGGGCGCCTACCGCGACGTGCCTCTGGTGACGCCAAACTACACCCCGAATGTGCTGGAGGTGGCCAAGGATGACGTTGCGGGGCTCGGCCACACGCAAGGACGAGATGAAGACGAGGACTACACGATCTACGAGGTCTACTGCGAACTCAACATCCCGGGCTTCGAGCACAAGGACAAGAAAGGCAAGCCTACTGGACTGCCTCTGCCCTACCGGGTAGCAATCGAGAAAGACAGCCGCGTCGTCCTAGAGGTTCGCCGAAACTGGGACGAGAAGGACGAAAGTCAGAAAGCCAAGATCCCCTTTATTCTGTTCCCATACGCGACAGGCTTGTCCATCTACGGCACAGGTCTACTGCATCGTCTCGGCAATCCTGCCATCGCGCTGACGGCCATGGAGCGCGAACTGATCGACGCGGGGATGTTCGCCTCGTTTCCTGGCTTCCTTTACGCGAAGCCTGCGGGCCGTCAGTTGCAAAGCGACTTCCGTGTGCCTCCAGGCGGCGGCGCCCCCATCGATGTGTCGGTCACCAACAACGACATCTCGAAGGCGGTCATGGCGCTGCCCTACAAGGATCCGAGCCCGGCGCTGGTCAACATGCGCCAGCAGATTCGAGAGGAGGCCTTCAGGTACGGCAACATGGCCGACATGCCTGTTGGCGAGGGCAAGCAGGACGCTCCTGTCGGCACGACGCTCGCCATGATCGAGCAGGGCACGAAGGTCATCGGCGGCATCTTGAAGGATCTTCACAACGCGCAGAAGCGCGAATTGAACATGCTCAAAGAGTTGTTTAGGGAGGATCCCGAAGCCTTATGGCGCGGCAACGAGCGCGCCGCGCTGGGCCCCGACGCGCAGCAGAGAATGGAGCGCTGGAAGAAGGCTCTTGAGTGCTGCGAGATCATTCCGGCGTCCGACCCCAACGTGCCATCCGACATGCATCGCGCCGCAAAAGCGCAGATGCTCAAGCAGTTGACCATGGGCAATCCCATGTACAATCAGATCGCAGTGGATCGGCGCATTTGCGAGATGTTCAACATCGACGACTTTGATGCACTGCTGAACACGAACGCCCCGCAGCCAGACCCGATGATGATTGCGCAAGTGCAGATGAAGGCGCAGGAGTTGCAGCTTAAGCAACAGAAGATGATGCTGGATGCGCAGAACCAGCAGCGTCAAGTCGAGAGCCGCGAGCAAATCGAGGCCATGAAGATTGCGGCGAAGGGCAGCGAGCAAAAGGATCCGTTCCGCAGCCACGAACTTCAACTCAAGAACCGCGCACTGAGCTTGCAGGAAGCCAAGATGGTCAGCGACAGCCACAACGCGCACGCCGACCGGCAGAGCCGAGAAGCTATCGAAGCCATGAAGGTAGCCTCTACAGTCGGCGTCCATCCGGAGGCCAACGAAGTGGTCGACGAGCAGTTGACGCAGATGCGCGATTTTCTCAACACCGGCCGCACCGCCGCGGGGCCATCCATGGCGGCCGGCGGCCCAGTAAATGGGGAAATCTTGCCGCCGTCTGACGACGATGTCGATCTGGCTGTCGCTATTACGCAGTTCCTGCGTGACTACAGCCCACGGCGTCGGTAATAAATTCAGACGGTGTTGCGTCGACAGAAAATGCGAAGACGAAGGACACCATGACATGAAGCATCTGCGAGAGACGTCGAAATCTGGGATGGCGGCTAAACTGTCCCGCATGCGTGGCGCCGCCGGAAGCGCGCACAAGTCTGGCGGAGCCGTTAAGTGCTACGCCACGGGTGGCGCAGTCAGCGACGCAGATGACGGCGGCAGCCCAATCGACGGCGTCGGCACCAAGGGCAACATGTCGAAGCCCGGCCGCATGAAGGGCGGCAAGGGTGACAAGAAGAGCAAGGGCACCAACGTCAACGTCATCATCATGAGCAAGGATGCGGCTCCTGGCGCCGCCGCCGCGCCGCCTCCTGGGCCGCCGCCCGCGATGCCGCCGCGGCCGCCCATGGCGCCTCCGCCACCTCCTGGCGCAGGCCCGGGCCCAGGCGGCCCGCCACCCCCAATGCGCGCCAACGGCGGCCGCGTGCATGACGACGCCAAGCAGGACAAGAAGATGATTGCTGGCATGATCCACAAACACGAAAAGAACCAGCACTCCGGCAAGCTGACCAAGTTCAAGCGCGGCGGCGGCATTCTCAAAGACGGCGCGGGTGGCGGCCTCGGGCGTCTCGCCAAGATGCGGGCCTACGGGTCGAAGCCCGGCAAGTCGAGCTAACGCATGGCCAAGAAGGACAACCTTGCTGAAGTGATCCCCGTGATCGAAGAGGCGCCGCAGGCGATGTCGGCGGAAAAACAGATCCTGTGTTGCGATTGCAAGTTCTGGCGCCGTCGTCAGGCGGCCCCAGGCAGCAAAGCAAACATCGGCGAATGTGATTTCAGCCGGACGTTCATGCCGTCGCCGCTCATGACGCTGGATCTTTCAACGTGCAGTCAGGCGCGCGAAGCATGAACTCATACGAAAGCGCGGTGGGCCAGTTGCTGGCCCGCCGCATCGAGGAGTTGATTGGCGAAAAAACTAGGGTGCTGATCGACGGCGGCCGCATCACCGCAAACGATCCACAGGCGACGGCATCTGCATATATGTCTGAGGTTTCTTATATTCGGGCCCTTCGCGACGTCATGCAAATATGCCAAGACGTCGAACGTGATTTGCGCAAATCAGGCTGATTGGTTCCGCGTTCGCCGAACGAGAGGAGAACGCACGCATGGCGCGCGCTACTATCTTTAAGCTTGCTGAGCTTGACGGCCCCGAAAAGCAGAAGCAGCAGATTTTCAAAGACCTCGGCAACATGAAGGACTTTGAGCTGCTTGACGACGACATTCTCGTCGCCACCTACGTTGACTCGGAAGTCGCTGCCTCGGGCAAGGATGCGACGGGCAAGAATTTCGTGATCTACAAGCCGCAGTCCTCCACGCAGGAAGCGCGCTGGCAGGGCAAGGCGGCCTTGGTTGTGGCGATGGGGCCAACCGCCTTCAAGTTCCACAACAACGGGCAGCCCTACGAGGGCAAGTCGGTGAAGGTTGGCGACTGGGTCGTCATTCACCCATCCGATGGCCGCGAAATCTTTCTCAAAGACCCCAAAGCCAACACGAACGAATACGTCGCGTGCCGACGTCTGCATTGGTCGAGCATTCTGATGCGCGTTGACGACCCTCGTCGTGTGTATTGATAGGCGCACCACAAACCGTCTTGACGAGATCAAGGAATGGCTGCGCAAACTTCGGACCTAAAGGTGACCCATGGACAAAATGACCGGCGATGAAGAGCTGCTGGTGGACATTGATCTGGATCTTCCTGCCAACGTGGCAGCAGCATCCGGATGGTTGGCCCCAGAGGACGAAGAGAAGCCAGACGCCAAGGCCGCCAAAGGCGACGCAGTCGCAGATCCGGAGCCTTCAAAAGAACTGGAAGACGCGCGTCGTGCCGCGCAAGAGGCACAGGCCCGGCTGGATGCGATCCAGAAGCAGGCGCAGGTTGATCGAGAGGAACGGCTGAGAGCGCAGGAAGAGGCGCAGAAGAACCAGACATACGCTCTGAACGCTCACCTTGCTCGTATGGACGCCAATCTGGCACGCGTGCAGGCCGACCACGATCAGTTGCAGACGTCGCTTGGGGCGTGGAAAAGCCACGTCGATATGGCCAAGCGCCAGTTGCAGCAGGCGCAGGAGGTCGGCGACGCGAAAGCGCAGGCAGAGATGACGGCGCAGTTGGCCGAAGCTCATGCCATGATTTCGCAGTTAGAGGCGGGGCGCCTTGGCGCCGCGCGCGACATCGAGCAGGCCAAGCGCGACCGAGAGACGGCCATCCGCGCAGCGCAGGTCGCCGCGGAAAGAGCGCATGAAGAAAACAACAAGCGCGAGCAGGCAAAATCCCAGCCCGAGCCAGCGACGCCGGAAGACTTCGTGAAGACCGTGCGCGGCAAAATTGGCGACCACGCTGCTGAGTGGTTCGAAAAGCATCGTGAGTTCATCACGGATACGCGGCTGCACAAACGCATGCAGACCTTCGTCGAGGATTGGGTCGACCGAAATGGCGAGAACGCGATCCGCACTACCAAATTCACCGAGGCGCTTGATGAGCGGTTCGGATTTGCGCAGCCAAAGAAGGCCCAGCCGGCTTCCGAGCCTGCCGCCGACGAGGAGGTCGACATGGAAGACGAGAAGCCTGCGCGGGCGCCCGCGGCGCCTGTGTCGCGAGGGAATTCGGTCGGGAAGGCGCCCGGCACCAGCGGCTCCAAGGTGCGCCTGAGTTCAGACGAGGCAGCCACCGCCAGCCTCATGTACCCTGACCTCTCTCCTGCCGACGCCCGCAAGAAGTACGCCACCAACAAGGCCCGGCTTATTGCCGATGGCCGTCTCTGAGATCAGTGCGCGTTTCACCATAGGAGAACCGCCAGATGGCTCGTTCGCCCACTAAGCCTGCTGCCGCCGCCGCCCCCGTCGCTGCTCGTGCGGCCCCCGAAACCAATCCTAACGTGCCGCGCGACGGTCGTGCCGTCGTAGTTGGCCGCGATGGGAAGCCCATCTACCGCGGCGTCGCGCCAGGGCAGTCCGTCTCGGGTCACGACATGTACGATATTGCGGCTCAGTATCAGCCACCGGGCTGGGTTTACGAATGGAAGCGCTACTCGACGCTCAATCAGCCGGATCACACCTACCAAGCGCAGATCCAGCGCCTGGGCGGCTGGACCCCCGTCCAGAATGAGCGCCACCCGGGCGTTTGGCTTCCCGAAGATCACAAGGGGTCGATCATCATCGACGGCCTGATCCTCATGGAGCGTCCCATTGAACTGCATCGTGAAGCTGTCCGCGATTTGAAGGCGCAGGCAGACGAGAAGGTTCGGCGCTCGAAGGTAGAACGCGGTTTGCAGCCTGCGACGGCGGGCATCGACACGAATACGGCGGCCGCGCGCAACGCTTCCTTTGTGCGCGAGGGCCGTCTTCTCGATGGCAACGTCGGTCGCGATGGCCTCACCGACGCAGACGCAATTGCGGAAGCGAGGCCGACCTATAATTATGATCGATCCAGTGTTGACTAACGACCTGTGTGACGCGTGCAGGGACCGACGACTAGGGCGCCAGACGGCGCCCTTTTCGTTTTTGGGACACACAAAACGCGGCCGCCGAAATAATTTTGAAATTGCTGTTGACGCGAATTTAGAAAGCCGTCATCGAATTGGTCATCAGAGTTTCGGTGTACTCGGAAGAAGCGACGACGAAAGTCATCGCGAGGGTGTCAAAATCGCCCCGAGAATGTTTCCGCCTACCGGCCGCGCCGGTTGAGTAATGGTTGCTCCATGCAGCCTAAAAGGTGGGTCAGCCCAAGCGACACGTCATTGCTCTGTATGCAGAGCCGTGTGTGCGCGATCCGTTTAACCACGGCGCTGACCACCCCTGCACATGCAGGCCTAAAGGTCTCGGCGCCGCACTGAGAAGGTGGCTTGGACCGATGCCAAACAACAACGCACCGTTCGGCTTTTCGCAGCAGCAAGGCGCTGTTGGCGCAGCTTCGAATTTCGAACTGATCAACATGCCTATCGCTTACAACGATAGCACCAAGATCTACACGGGCGACCCCGTGAAGCGCCTCAACACCGGCTACATCGCGCAGTGGACTGCCGCGACCGCCGTCTCGCAGCTTGCTGGCATTTTCGTCGGGTGCGAATACCTCTCGTCCAGCCAGGGCAAAATGGTGCAGTCGCCGTATTGGCCCGGCGCCGACGTGGCGTCGTCTGCGCAGTCGACGATCCGCGCAAAGATCATTCCGTGCAATCTTGCCATTCCCTCGAAGTTCCTGGTGCAGTCTGACGCGACGGGCATCGCCTTCGCCGACATTGGCCAGAACATTGACGTGGCTCTGGGCACTGGCAGCACGCTGACGGGCCAGTCTGGGGCCTACCTCGACACGGGCACGCTTGGTACGGCGGCCACTCTGCCTTTCCGCATTGTCGGTCTCTACGGCGGCGCGTGGGGCGCTGGCGGCAACGGCGGCGTGCAGCCGGGCACCACTGGGCCGTACAGCGGCTCTGCCACGGGTGCCTACAACTGGGTCATCGTCCAGGCCAACGTCTCGGGTGCGGGTTCGACCGGCATCTAATTCCCGGCTGAGCCGGTCACCTCAACACGGAACAAGGACTAGGAAACCATGGCTGTTAATACCGCACAAATCCGCTCGCTGCTCCTGCCGGGCCTCTACGACGTCAAGGGCGAATACGACCAGATCGACAAGACGTGGTCGAAGATCTTCAAGGTCCACAAGGCCACGCTGCGCGTCGAGTCTAAGGCTCAGATGCGCATCCTCGGCCTCGCTCAGTTGAAGTCTGAAGGCGGCGCCACCGCATTCGACAACAACAGCGGCCAGCGCTTTATCTTTAACGCGCAGGCGTTTCAGGTTGGCCTCGGCTACTCGATCACGCGCGAGTCGCTCGACGACAATCAGTACGTCAAGGACTTCAACCTGATGAAGCTGCCGCTTGCGAACAGCTTCAATCAGTTCAAGGAAATCCAGGCTGCCAACGTCCTCAACAACGCCACGACCTACGATCCGCAGGTTGGCGGCGACGGCAAGGCGCTGGCCGCTACGGACCATCCTTACGATGGCGGCACGTGGGCGAACACCTTCACCACGCAGCTCGATCTCAACGAGTCGAGCCTGATCCAGGCGGCCCTCAACATCCGCGCTAACTTCGTGGATGAAGCTGGCCTCAAGATCATGGCTCGCGCCGAGAAGCTGATCGTGCCGGTGCAGTTGACTGCGGTGGCCGAGCGCCTCATCCGCAGCGAACTGCGTCCTGGGACGGCCAACAACGACGTCAACGCCATCATCTCGATGCCGGGCGGCGTGAAGGAATACATGGTGCACGACTATCTCTCGTCGCCCTACGCGTGGTTCCTCACCACGACCATTCCGGGCCTCGTCATGATGGAACGCGTGCCATTCGAAACGGACATGTGGGTCGATAACACCACCGACAACATCCTGATCAAGGGCTACGAGCGCTACATCCCGACCTACAACGATCCGCGTTGTATCTGGGCGAGCACGCCGTCCTCGTAAGCGACCTAATGCAACAGGCGGGCGCCAAGGCGCCCGCCACCTATGACACCATCAGGAGCGCACCGCGCCATGACAGCGACAGCATTTTCCGGCCCGCTTGTGACGAACCTCAGCAACCCGATGGGTTCCACCGGGACAGGTTCAGCCAACCAAAATCCGGGCCCCGGCCCGTGCAATTGGGCGCACGGGGACGCGCTCCTTGATCCGCGCTACCCGTTCACTTACTACCAAGGTAACGACGTCAGCCAGAAGTTCTACGGCTGGTTTGGCGGCACGATGGTCAACGTCATCAACGCTGTTCCATCTGCTCTGGCTGCAAACAACATCGCGGCCTCGCAGACGCCCGGCTCCGCCGCACTGACGCTGGTGTCGGCCTCGGGCGCAGGCATCACGGTCGGCACGTCCATCACGCGCGCTGACACGGGCGCGACGGTGACGGGGCTTCTGGCCATCGACACGGCGATGGCCGGCGTCGGCTTCGGTCAGGACGCGACCGTCAACGTGTGGGATCCGACGAAGGCGATTGCCCGCAACGTGCGCATCACCTCGGGCGGCAACGACACAGGCATCACGTTCCTTGTGGTCGGCTACGATCTCTACGGCTACCCGATGTCGGAGGCAATTACCGGCGCCAACGCTGGCGTCGCTTCGGGCGTGAAGGCCTTCAAGTACATCGCCTCGATCACACCATCGGGCGCTGTTGCTACGACGGCCTCCGCGGGCACAGGTGACGTCATCGGTCTGCCACTGCGCGCCGACGTCGTCGGGCAGTTGCTGATCAACTACAACGACACGCTGATCACGGCCTCCACTGGCTTCACGGCTGCGGTCACCACGACGGCGACCACGACGACTGGCGACGTCCGAGGCACCTACGCGCTGCAGACGGCCTCCAACGGCACGCGGCGTCTTGTCATGTACATGTCGCCGTCAGTGGCGGCCGTCGCTGGGGCCAACACGAACCTCGTGACGGGTCTCGTTGGCGTTAAGCAGAACCTTGCGACCGACAACGGAGCCTGATCGTGAAGAAGAGCTTCTTGAAGACCAAGACCGTGCACGGCCTGAAGACGGGCAACCATTCCAACCCGAATGTGTTGCGCGCGGCTCGGGCTTCCGGCGGCTCCTGCATGGTGGAGGGCGGCTCGTCTCGCCCTCCGATGTCAAAGCCGCGCATGATGCGTGCGGATGGCGGCGGCGTGCAGATTTCCGAGCGCAGCAAAGAAGACATCAAGCGTCTTGAGAGCGAGAACGCGCCCCGCGCTGCTCGCACGGCTGGCGCCTTGGCCGCCGGAACGACGTTGGGTGTGATGGCTGCCAAAGGTCTGGCGAAGCTTGGAGGCGGCAAAGCGCGCCTTGCAGACAAGGCAACTTTTGGCGGGCTTGGCATGGTCGGCGGCGCAAACGCCGACAGAGAAACAAGCGACAAGCTTGTCAGCACCGACAAAGAGATTGATCGTTTGAAACGCGGTATGGCTGAGCCCGGCAAAGAAGACCGCAAGAACGGTGGCGGTATCTTTCCGCGCTTCAAGCCAAAGAGCAAAGACAAGGATGATTGCTGATGGGGCGCGCAGTTGCACTTACGGTCGGGCCGCTTGTTAGCGCATCTGCGACCGCAATCGGAACCAGCCAGAAATCGACGGGCACTTACCTCGTGCTCAACGGCTCGACGGGCGTCGCATCCGCGACTGGCGTCTGCGCCTCTCAGACCCCGGGCGGCGCAGGAGCATTGACGCTAAACGGTACGCTTGCCCACTCCAACGGATACGTTATTCCAAGCCCTGGCGGCTTGCCGGGCACTATCGTTGCGTCTGGTACGGCGGCCGCCTATCTGCCGTATCCGCAGCGGATCTACATTACAGGCGGCTCAAACGAAAGCGGCAAGACCTTCACCGTGGTCGGCTACGTCTTCCCGCTTGACGGCGTCGGCGGCCCCGTGGCCGTAACCGAAACCATCACTGGCCCGAATGCCTCGACGGTATCGAGCGCCAACCTGTATTCGATTATCGTGAGCATCACGGTATCGACCGGCACCGCTGGTGCTATTACAGTGGGCAACTACGGCACCGCTACTCTCGACACAGGGCGGCGTGTGATTGTGACGTCGGCCGGCAACGACAGCGCGATTACTTTCGCCATCTCCGGCACCGACGTGACGGGCAATCCCATCAGCGAGACGCTGACGGGTGCCAACGCGACGGCGGCGCAGAGCGCCCTTGATTACGCGACCATCACCTCGATCAAGCCGTCTGCTGCGGTTGCTTCGACTGTCACCATCGGCACCAACGGTGTGGCGTCGAGGTGGGTACGTCTCGACGACTACGCGTCGGCGGCGCAGGTCGCCATTCAGGCGACAGTGTCGGGGACCGCAAACTACACCATCCAGCAGACCCTTGATGACCCAGCGTGGCTGTTCTCTGGAATTACGCCTGCCACGATGACGTGGGTAAACCATCCGGACAGCGGCGTCGTGGCGGCGTCTGCGACAGCGCAGGCCAACTACGCGTATCCTCCCTTGTTCGCGCGGGTGGTGCTCAACAGCGGCAGCGGCTCCGTGACCGCTACCTTCCGACAGACAGGCTTGTGGTGATGCATGGCGGGTCTGATTGACACCAACACGGGGTTGGCTTTTGGAGCCGGCCTCGAATTTCAGACCGCCATCGGTGGTTCAGGCCTAATGGTGCAGACGACGCCGTCGTGGGTTTTGACGGCAGGCGGCACCGCCGCCAATCTTGATGTTGACTTCGTAAACAATCGTGCGTGGAACCTTGGGGCGACGACGTCGATATCGACGTTGCTTTCTTGCACACGTGCGTCGTCAGGTTCGTATACGAACGCTGACGGGACGATGCAAACGTTCTCGTCAAATACGCTTCGCTATGGAACCAGCGGACTTCTCGTCGAGGAAGCTCGCACGAATATTTTGCTCTACAGTCAAGATCAATCAAACGCCGCATGGAGCAACGCAGCGGGCGTCGTGACCGCAAACGCCGCGGCGGCCCCAGATGGAACGACAACAGCTACGCGGATTGCGCAATCCGCAAGCAACGTTCAGCAGGTTGTGACGCAGTCGGTGTCTTCCACGTCAACTGCCCATGCCGTTACGGTATACGTAAAAAAAGATACGTACGATTCTGTGCGATTGGTTGTTAGCAATGCTGCTGTCACGTCGTATGCAGCAGGTGTCTACACATTCAGCACGGATAGTTTTTCTTTTGCTGCGCCCGTAAATTGGACGGTGACGACATCGTTTTCGACCGCTCTAGCAAACGGGTGGGTGCGGCTTACGTTGATTGTGAGCACGCCGTCTGCAACTACAGTAGGTCTGTGGGTGGGGCCATCAAATGTTGCTACAGCTACACTTGCTGGCAACATTAGCAACACGATTTTTGTGTGGGGCGCGCAGATTGAAGCGGCTGCCTTCCCGACATCGTACATTGCCACGACATCGTCGTCGGCGCAGCGCGCTGCCGACGTCGTGTCGCTTGCAACGTCTGGCTTTGCCTACAACGCGTCGGCGCAGACCATCTACGCACAGTACAGTTCGTGGGTTCCCGTGGGGGCGTTCCTTGGCGTTGCTTGGTCATTGAACAACGTCGCCGGAACACCACAACTTGGACAGAATGGAAGTAGCCAGCCGCTGGTTTGGCTTGCAAGCGTCGGCAACCTGATGACAGGCAGTGCGATGACGCGCAATGTGACGCTGAAAACAGCGACTGCTGTTCAAGCCAGCAACCATGGTTTTTCGCAAAATGGAAGCATTGTGACGTCTGCAGACGCCAACGCAATTGTATCCGGTACGTCATTCCGGTTTGGCTCGGGTGGCAACGGCCCACTCAACGGCTACCTCAACAGGTTGGCGTATTGGGGATCTCGTGTCAGCAACGCTAATTTGCAGGTTCTGACGTCATGATTGACCATGTGTTGGTCTTCGCATCTGAAGACGCCGCAAAGACGGAGCTTGCCAGATTTTGTCCGAACGGCAATTGGGACGAGTCAGTTTGCATTCCTGGCATCGAACTCATCACGGCCAACGAAGTATGGGATACGTCAGATTTGGAGCATACCATTTTGGTGTCTCCAAAACAGACGTTGCCCGGCTGGTGGATTGCAATTGCGCTTTCAGAGTTAGACGCCGACCTCACTGCGATGACGGCGACACGGTTCGCGGCGTCGCGTGAGCTTGCAGCAAGCGGCCAGTCGCCTTTTGTATACATGGCCCAAGATCTAAACGTAGCGCTTTTGGTGACCGCTCGCATTTCTCCCGTCTTTGCAGGCAGCGCCTACAGATTTGAGTGACATGCGTGAAAAACGCGTCATAACTTCCACAACGCAAATCGCGAGGGTCACAACCAATCATGGATTACTCGATCACCCTCTCCGGGCAGCCCTACACGCTGACCACCACCGACGACGCACAGATCGCCGCCATCGCGGCGTGCCGCGCACGGTATAACGACAGCCTGCCGCAGACGGTTAAAGACGGCGAAAACGACGTCCCGAACCCGGATCTGCTGGCAGACGACGCGGCCTACCTTACCTTCGTCTTCACGGCCTGGGCCGCCGCAAACGCCGGCTTCTCGCAGGCGGACCTCGAAGCCGCCGCGGCGAGTGCCTTCGCCTCGTACGCCAACCAGAACCCACCCGCGCAGGCCATCGAGCAGCAGGCGCTGACAGGAGACGCTTTGAAAGCGGCGCTCAAAGCGTACGCGGCACAGAAGCGCTACGCGATCGAGACGGGCGGCATGACGGTCAACGGCGTGACTATCCCCACTGATCGCGAAACGCAGTCCAAACTCTCAGGCGCCGTCCTGGCATTTCAATCTGGTGCATTAAATGGTGCCATCGACTGGAAAGCAGCGAGCGGATGGCTTACGTTGGATCAAGCCACGGTGACTGCGCTTGCGAGCGCCGTCGCCGCCCACGTGCAGGCCGCGTTTTCCAAAGAAAAGCTCATCAGCGATAGCATCGACGCCGCCGCCATCACGACGGTGGCCGAGATCGACGCTTACAATTGGAGTTGACGATGACCGAAGACGAGATGAAAGAGCAACTGCAGTCCGCGCAGGACATGATCGAGACGGTCATTCAGCAGCGCGACGCCGCCAACAACACGGTGGTGCAGCTCAATGCTCGCGTGAAGCAATTGGAGCGCAAGCTGGCAACCATCGAGAAGGGTGCCGCTGCTTCGTCCAACGGCCTCGACGCCGAGGCATCAGCTCTGAACTAAGGGCTTGTGGAAACCGGGGAATGACCGACCAGCCCCAGCCTACCGATGCTAAGATGAACCCAGTTGGAAACAACTGGGTTTTTCTCATGCTGAAGCAGCGCGACACCAGGACCAAAGATCTTTTCGCCTATGCGCACGACAATCGGCCCTCCATTGTTTACATGGCAACAAACATCGTGAACGGGAAGCGTTACATCGGCATCACTCGGGTGGGTCTCATTAGGCGCAGACGCACGCATGTCAATAACGCCAAGGCAATCCGGCATCACCGCAGCAGTTTCTACAGCGCCATACGCAAGTACGGGCCAGAGGCGTTCTTGTTTAAAGAGATTCTGGCGTGTTCTTCTTACAAAGACGCTTGCGTACACGAGCGTAGGCTGATCGCGATGCTGCGGCCAGAATACAATCTTACGTTGGGTGGCGAGGGCGTCTTGGGCCATCGGCACAGCGCCGTCACGAAGGCCAAGATGGCGCGCGCGAAGATCGGACGCGCACTTTGGGCAAAAGGACAATGCCCACTAGAAGTCAGAGAAAAACTCTCGCGCAGCGCCGCAGCACGCAAGGGTACGTTTTCAGAAGAAAGCCGCGCAAAGATGCGGGCGCACCAGAGCTATAAAAAAGCGGTAGCCAAACGAGAAAGACCTGTCATCTGTATTGATGATGGTCTTGCGTTCAGGAGCATCGGTTCGGCGGCGCTCTACTATCGTGTAAACAGAACCGCGATTGAACATTGTTGCGCCGGTCGCTCAAAAACGTGCGCTTCACGCATCTTTCGGTATGCAGACAAATGGTTTGTTGACGAGATCTCGGGATGACAACCACAACGACACAAACATTCAACCCCGCAGCGTCGGCGCTGACGATGGTCGCGTTCGGTCGTATTGGCATCCGGCGCACCGAGATCACGGTTCAGCACCTCGAAGATGCTGCCACGGAGGCTAACCTCGTTCAAGTAACTGCCTCAAACAACCAGCCCTTGCTCTGGCGGTCGTCGATCTACGATATCACCTTGGTCGAAGGGCAGTCAGAATATGACCTGCCTGCCAGCCTTGTCGCCACGCAAGACGTCTACATTACGACCACGCCTTCGGGCGCAGGCGATAGCTCATCAACAGATCGCGTACTTGGGGCCATCACCACGACCCAGTACGACGCTCAACCTAATAAGACGGTCCAGGGTACGCCGACTGC